GACGTTCTGCACAGCACACTGACGAAGAGTCGGCGTAAGCTTGTGCTTGCATCGATCAAGTCGAATGCACTCATGGCGTGGGTATTCGCCAATGACCGAGTTGAGTATGAGGATGGCGGTTACAATATCACCAACCCACTCACGGTTGGTCGTAACCCGAACATTACCTCATACAATTATTACACTCCTCTTCCGGTCAACCAGACTGACGAGTTCGACACGGTTGAGTATGGATACTCACGTGTCGCGGGCACCGTCATCATTTCCGACCAGGAGCAGGACGAGAACAATGGACCTGCCGCCATCTTCAAACTGATGAAGGAGAAGATGAATGTCCTTGAGGAATCTATCAAGGACCGTTTCTCCCAGTATCTGTATGCTGTTGGTGGTGGAACCGATCCACTTGGATTGGGCAGTGTTCTGCCAACCAATCCCACTACAGGTACGTTGGGTGGTATTAATCGTGCTGCTCAGCCTCAGTGGAGGACTTCTGCTTACATCTTTGCGGGAGGCATGGATAGCACGTCTATCGAAGAAGTGTTCGATGACGTACTCATGGACCTCACGCTCAAAGGCGAACGTCCAACTGTTATTCTAGCTGGCCGAAACATATACAGAATGTATCGTCAGGCAGTCAGGGATAAGATGACCATCCCGTTGTCAGAAGGTAAGGCTGGCAAGCGGATGTTCGATCTTGGCTTCGAGGGTGTGCTGCATAATGGCATCCCCATCATGTATGATGAGGACTGTCCGGTGGCATATGCCTACTTCATCAATGACACATACCTTCGGCTGCATATGTTGAGGGGTGTGAACATGAAAGTTAAGGAACTTACGGCGCCATGGAATGTCGATGCGGTTGGCAGTCGAGTAGTGTGGCAAGGTCAATGGTGTTTATGGCGAGCATTCCGTACTCATGCTGTCTTGACAAACTGAGATGCAAGTAGTGATGGCATACACTTGCGAAAAGGCCGGTTTTTGGGGGGTGCCCGTATTGACCGACTACACTTCGCTTCGCTCAGTGGCGGGCTGCCATCCCCCCCACCCTACCGCCCTCATTATCGGCACCTATGGTGCCGGAGGAACAGGCGTTCTGTCAAGAAGTATCAATTCCTATCGGAGAGGTATGATATGAGCGACGCAGTGACACCACCTGAACCAACTGATGAAGAGATACTGAAAAATTTGGACCAGTATCCAAATCGTATGACCAATCTTGCAAAGACGCAGGATGAGGAAGAGGCAGATGCCAAGAAGGCAGCAACAGCATCAGTCAGTGGAGCCTCAAGTGTCAGTGGAGGTGCAGACACAACCACAAGTGGAAGCAGTCGATCTTCCACAAGTGGGTCAGCCGCTGACCGATGACATGTTCTACACTGCGCCATCGCCAAAGTTGGATGTGCGGATCACAACCACACTTACGAGAGTTCGTGGAGGGTAGGATGGCTGCAATCAACAATCCTCCTGTGGCAGTGCCTACACCTGTTGCACACACTGACACGACAACGTATGCGACCATCAAACCAAAAGACCCAAAGGTGACACATTGAGCGGCACCATAGACTTCAAGCCAGCCTTCCAGTGTGAGAAGGTGACTGGTAACTTCAGGCGTGTGGTGATGCACATTGAAGAAGACATTCGTGAGATTGGTCCTCTGAAGAACAAGCAGGTGATCTCACGGAAGTTGGTGCCCAAAGAGGAGCACTTCACTGAGGGATACATGATCTACTTCCCTCAAGGCCACTCCATGTTTGTGGCTGCTGACGATGAGGACCAATTGCGGCGCATCGGTGTCCTTGAGCAGCCACAGATGGTCGACATGAACAGTGGCGACATCGTGCCAGCTAACTATGCGCTGAGTCCAAAAGAGATCGTGGAGCGGAAACAACTCAATCGTCCACGTGCGCATACAGGAGGAATGACTGCTCTCAACATGGGAGAGATTGAGTAATGCCCAATGTGATGACTGATCCGACGAACTTCCAACGACGGATCAACAACTACGTCCCTGCTATGATGTATGCAGCGGACGTGAACTATCAGGGCAACACACGTGTCAACCTTGGTGCACCAGCAGCCAACAGTGCTACATTGGTTGCCAATGCTACCACCATTGTTGGCAACGGCACCGTTGTGGACTTGAGCACAGTGACGCCGTTCCCTGAGACGTATGGCCGCAATGTGACTGTGGTGGCCAGTGGCGCATCTACCACTGTGATCTCACTGCGTGGTTGGGACTACCTTGGTCAGCCAATGCAGGAAGATATCACCTGCAATGGCACAACGCCAGTCAATGGCAAGAAGGCATTCAAGAGCTTCCTCAGCTATACGACTGGTACTGGCACTGCTGGTACTACTATCAACATTGGCAGTGGTAGCCAGTTTGGGCTTCCTTACAAGTGTCTACGTGCTCAGTGGGAAGTCAGCGATGGTGGTCCGCAGAGTGCTGGTACACTCACTGCTGCGGTGCTGACTGATCCGCAGACGGCGACCACAGGTGATCCACGAGGCACATATGCGCCAACGGTGACACCAAATGGATCACACATTCTGAGTGTGATCTGTGACTTTGTGAATGATGTCAACAGCAGCCGCAACGGTGGCTTGCATGGTATCCGTCAGTACATTTCGTGATTGCTGTTGTTGAAACAGGCTAGGCGGGCGGCCGACGAATGCCGCCCGTTCCGTCAAGGAGGATAGATGGCACTCGTCAGTGACATCGTTAGTTCAGTCATAACTGAGTTGTCGCAAGTGCCTGGTGTGGCAACACAGATTTATGCATCTGATCGCATCAGGCAGTTCGTGCAGAATGCCTACCGTATGGAAATCAGTGAGATGTGGTGGCCAAAGTATATGTTCTACCAGACGGTAGGTATAGATGGCACTACAGGCTCTATCACCAGCGACATCAAGGGTCCACGCAACTTCGTTGATGACTACGAGAACATCGCTGCGGTTTACAAGGATGGTAGCAATCGGAAGCTGCGTGAGTTTCCACAATCGGTGAATCCAAACCTGATGAACACTGGCATGAGCACATGGTATGTGGCTCCTGACTACGGTGTTCCTCATAGGCCATTCAGAGTCTACCCAACCAGTAGCACATACAATGTCGTTGTATGGGCCAGAGACAGTGAGACACTGCCACTCACCAATGGCAGCAATGTGGGCATTGATGACCTGCTGCTCACGTATGATGCCTGTTGGATGTATGCTGTGGATGATGGCACTGTACCTGCTCAGGTGAACAAGTATCAACTGCTTGCTCAGAAGCGGCGCAGTAGACTGAAGGCTATGTTGGCTCAGCAGCCACTTGAGCTTGATCCGAGGTTCCCGAGTGGTGCTATTGTGTATGATGAACCACAACAGGATTGGTTCACACTGGACGTGGACCCACTAGCATGACCGTCACGAACTGGATGCGTGGTGATATACTTGGGGCAGATGACCTCGATGCTGCGTTTGGCAATTCGGTTGACAAGCGTGGCGACACGATGGTTGGGTTGTTGACACTTGTACGTGATCCGATTGGTCCATTGGATGCTGCAACCAAACAGTATGTTGACAACACAGTGCTGGGATTGGTGCCATCCAATGTGTATGTGATCAAAGCTGGTGACACCATGACTGGCCCATTGGTACTCAGTGGGACACTAACACATGCCACCAAGACAGGTGCTATGTGGGGCACATATCTTGGTGACACGCGCCCGTGGTTCGTTAACGGCAAGTGGGGCTTTGGCTGGCAAGCAGTCAGCACGACCGACAGCGTGGCTGGTTCTGGTGTTCTCACGGTGCAGCGTAATGCTACATATGTTGGTTCGAGTGGAGCCAACCCTGCTGCACTAGCAGTAAACAGTGTCATTGGCCCGAATGTGACAGGCGGTGAGAGCGCACTGGCCGTATTAGTGAACGACAGTGGTTCGAGCGGCATCCACGTCGGGACACAGATCACATGCAACAAACTAGTTGCGAGTGCAGCTACACTGTTTGCAGGCAACACCGTAGCACAGGACCAAACAGGTAGGAAGTCATCTGTCGCTGGTGCACTCGTTACACACGAATTCGATATCATCGCAGCAGGACCAGACGATCAGGCAGATCGCATCAACCTGGACCTGATAGGTCGTGAGTATCCAGGTGGGAGCACAGATGGTGCGACCGTGCACACCGTTGCAGGTGCCCGTGTACGTGGCCAGACACGTAGAGGTGGTGCCGCTGGTGTGGTCAACACACCATCAACAAGTGTGTATGGCTTCAGGACACAGACTGCTGCTGATATCGGTGGTGCCGGCCAGATGATGGCCTTCCAGAATGCCTTTGCATGTGATGCTGCATCAAATGCTGGCTTCAGTGCGGTGTCTGCTGTCCAGACACTACAGACAAATGCAGCATTTGTTGGTGGTGTTACGACACTCACGTTGGCAACAACCAATGACAAGCTGTGTAACTATGTGTGGCCTGGATGCCTGGTCACTGGTACAGGTATCGCTGCTAACACACACGTGGTCACAGAGAGCTACGACAACAATGTGACCATTACAATCACCATTGACATACCAACAAGTGGCGCAATCGCTAATGGCGCGACACTGACGTTCACCAACCAGATCAACAACGCATTCACTGCATCAGGGTATCTGACTGGTAACGTATTCTCATCGCCGGGGTTCAGTGTCAATACAGTTGGTAGAATAGCACCATTGCTGACTAATGCAGCTAATGATGCTGCTGCGGCCGCTGCTGGTGTGGCTATTGGACAGATGTATCGTAATGCCAATGCAGTGCAGGTGCGGCTAGTATGACACTCACTGACTGGAGCAGAGGGCAGACACTGCGTGCTGATGATCTAGATGCAGCATTTGCGCAGTGTGTGGATCGCAATGGCGACCAGATGGTTGGCCTACTTAGACTGGCAGGTGATCCAATCAATCCGCTTGATGCAGCAACAAAGGAATATGTTGACAACAGATTCGTCACAACCGTGATCCCGATTGATACATCCAACACATTCGTTACTGCAACAGGAACCAGTACAGCGAGAACGCTAGCTACTAGATTTGGTGATGTGTTCAATCTGAAGGATTATGCATCTAATGTCGGGGTTGGCAATGCTGCTCAAGACACTGCTGCGTTTACTGCTGCCATAGCATATGCCACTGCTCATCCTGGAACAACGATATTCATCCCTGGTGGGACGTACAATTTCACTCCACCTGCTTCACCTGGTGGTACCAATCCTGTGTCTGGCTTCCATATACCGACTCAAACAACAATTCAAGGTGCTGGTCAGCAGAAGACCATCATCATGTGGAATGACACACTCGGTTTCAACTTGTTTGCCAGTGCTGGCTACAATGCCACCAACATGGTGAACGACATCGTGTTGTGCGACTTCACAATAACTGGTTCATGGCTAGCCAACGGTAATGCACCAACTGGTGGCTTTCCAATTCTGATTAATTGGGTGAATGGCCTTTCATTCTTTCGTATAACGTCCGAGTACTCACGCATCATGGCGATGGTATCCCGTGGTTCGATAGATGTGCACGCTGAGAACTGCACTATTCGGTATGCTGGCCGCGATGGTATCAACTTCGGCCAGTGTGCCAATGTGTCAGTGCTGGACAATATCATTGAGCACACTGATGATGACGGTATTGCAGTTGCTTCAAACAACATCGACATATGGGGTGTCCGCAAGAACATTACAGTTGTTGGCAATCGGCTATTTGACTCTCAAGGCATCAAGATCATCTCTGCACGGCAGTGTGTGGTGAACGGCAACACACTCGATTGCGTCAAGGCCAATGGGATCACGATCTTCACATCTCTGGCTGCTAACCAAGCAGGCACTGTTGAAGGTATGTCTGCTGCGCAGTCAGTTGTGATCTCAAACAACTCTGTGACGAACATCATCAAACGAGACAACATCGACAACTTGAGTCAGAATGCTGTTGCCATACAGATCAACGGTTCATCTGCACGCGCTGGTACATACGCCGCCATACCAGGCGAAAACAACACAGGTGCAGGGACAGTTGTTGATCCGTATCCTGAGTTTAAGGCTAACAGTTCATCAACCACTGTACCGACATATGGTAGCTACGGCATTGTGATCACAGGCAACTTCATTGGACGTACGCTACCAGCTTGCAATGGTACTGATCCACGATACAACCACTTTGCTGACTTCGGTTTCGGTCAGTTGTTCTTCCGTAGTGGATGGCAGAATCCTGCACTGGCAGAAGATGACTACCGTGATATAGCCATCAATATCGTTAACGGTGTCGTTCGCGACGTATTGATATCCGGTAATACATTTAGAGGAATGGTCACGGCTCTGGCACTGACAAGTGCCGTACGCCTTGAAAACATTGTGTTCCGTGGCAACAATATCATCGACTGTCGAGACAACGGGGTTGTCATCAACTCGTCTGGCATCACACGGTGCTATGTTGAAGATAACCTATTTGATCTTGACCCATTTCACAAACACTCAAATCGTGGTCCTAACGGCACGTGGCTGGCGAATGGCAGCCCATCGGCTATTCAATCACAGCTTGGCAGCGGAATGATAATACGCGGCAACGTCTTCAAGAATTGTTGTCGTGATAGCTCGTCAAGTAGTCAGGCACCTGTTGCTGGTTGGTTGTGGGAAAACAATTTCGTTGAGGCTGATCCAGTAACAACGGGTTTCAGTGTCAGCAACAAAGGGGTCGGCACCATACAACGAGCAGCAGGAACGCGCCTGATCCAATGCGATAGTGACCCTGCATCAGCTACGTTTGGAACCATTCTGAATGCTAACCAGAACGTACAACTTGCAATGCCAACAACCGGCAAATGGTTAGTAGGTGAATTTGTCAGAAACTGTCAGACTGGTGCAGTATCCCAACCAGTAATTGGTTGGAACAGAATCACCACTGGTAATGGCAATGTGCTTGGCACTGATTGGCAAGCTATCTATGCATCAGCAGTTGCGCCACAGACCGGATGGGGCACATCCAGCAATG